AAACAAGAAACTAAAAATGGTGTAAGGTACAACAAAAAGGATGATAAAGGAAATCCCCCATCTAAACCTGCTGATCCTCCCGGCAATACTGGTGGCTTTACTAGCTTTGCCGACATGTTTGATGGTGGTGGCCCCGGTGAATCTGCAAAACAAGAGCAAGATCGTGGCGGTGGAGATGGCAGTTCTAGTAAGATTGTTTGTAGTGCTATGAATGATGCATATGGCTTTGGTTCTTTTAGAAATAAAATATGGCTAACTCATTCAAAAAACAACTTGACAAAGGAGCATCAAGTAGGTTATCATAGGATATTCCTTCCTTTAATAAACATAGGGTATAAAAAGAATAATAAGTTTGTAAGAAATTGTTTAGAACACATTGCTAGACACAGAACAACAGACATATATCTCCAATCAAAAGGTAACAAACGAGATACACTAGGAATGGTATATAGAAGTATACTAGAACCTATCTGTTACTTTGTTGGTTTGATAACTACATCAAATGGAAAAACATAATGGAAATAGATTTCTTAGAAGTATGGACTAACTTTGAAGCTCTTGAAGAAGAAGACAAGATTAAAATTCGTGAAGTAATGAATAGCCCCTTGAGGGAAATAATTGGTAAAGTTTTCGGTCCAGAGTTTGATCGTATGCTAGGGCAGTTTGCCACAGCAGAAGCACCAACAAGGCGTGGTCTAGCCGCACGTTAAACGGCTAATCAGAACTGGCTACTCACCCCCCTACAACACAGGCTACGGTGGCCCCAGTAAACAGGAACTATAATGGAAAACGAACTAGTAGTAACACAAGAACAACCTAAGTCAATGATGATGCGTAAGAGTCGAGTACGTGAACGAGTACAAGAAGACGAAGAAGAACTACGCCAGATGTTAGAAGAACGTGAAGGCGCAGAAAAAGAAGCAGATGCTCAAGCAAAAGAAGATGCAGAGCCAACAAATGCAGAAGAGAAAAGCTATAAGAAACGCTATGCTGATCTACGGCGAGGATCACAGAAAGCTAAAGAAGATTTAGAAAATCGTATTAACGCCCTTGAGTCTCAGCTTAAACAGAGTACTGCACAGGAAATGCAGCTACCTAAATCAGATGAAGACATTGATGCATGGGCAAGTCAGTATCCAGACGTAGCTGCTATTGTTGAAACTATTGCTATTAAGAAAGCACGTGAGCAACAGGCAGGACTACAGGATAAAGTAAAAGAGATTGACGCTATGCGGGAATCCGCAACACGTGATCGTGCAGAGGTAGAGTTACTTAAAGCTCACCCTGACTTCGGTGAGATACGTGATAGTGATGAATTTCATAACTGGGCAGAAGAACAACCTAAGTGGGTTCAGGATGCCTTGTATGAGAACGACAATGATGCAAGGTCTGCCGCACGTGCTATTGATTTGTACAAAGCAGACATGGGCATTAAAACTAAGAAGCCTAGCAGTAAGGATGCTGCTAAGTCAGTGAATACTCGTAACAGTCGTAGTCAACCTGACGCTACATCTAACAATAACAAGATGTCTGAGTCACGTGTAAACAAGATGACTAGCAAAGAGTATGAGAAACAACAAGACGAAATCATGGAAGCTATTAGAACTGGTAACTTTATTTACGATATTTCTGGTAGCGCACGATAAAAAGACTTGACAATACAAGTTTAAAGAATATAACTATATACAATAGGTTTAACGCAGCCCCCATACTTTAGGACTACCTGCGTTAAACTTCTCTCACAAACATGAATAGTTCTAGCGACTACCTAATGTCTCTGGCCCGTTGTGTAGAAGGTTGGCCGACTTTCTATAGGATGTTACCCAAAAGAATTAGCCTCAATAATTACATTTAAGTTTGTATCTGTGTCTTAATGCAAAGGATATTACAATGGCATTTACGACAGCTACGGGTTATGGAAATCTACCTAATGGTAATTTCAGCCCAGTCATTTACAGCAAACAGGTACAGCTTGCGTTCCGCAAGTCAACTGTTGTTGGTGACATCACTAACTCCGATTACATGGGGGAAATTTCTGGTCAAGGCGATACAGTCAAGATCATTAAAGAACCTGAGATTTCAGTATCTGAATATGCACGTGGCACAAATGTCACAGCGCAGGATTTAGAGGACGCCGATTTCTCATTAGTCATTGACAAAGCGAATTACTTTGCTTTCAAGATGGACGATATTGAAGAAGCACACTCACATGTGAACTTCATGGACCTTGCATCTAACCGTGCAGCATATCGTTTGGCAGATAACCATGACCAAGAAGTCCTTGGCTACATGGCTGGCTATAAGCAGTCCTCTTTGCACAGCAAAGCTGACACACTTAACACTACAGTTAATGGCTCTAAGGCTGTTTCAACTGCAGGTAGTAATGAATTGCTTTCTTCTATGCAGCTTCACAAAGGTGACTTTGGTAACATCACTACTGCCTCTGCTGGCACTCACTCAATTCCTGTGACTGCTCGTATGCCGGGTGCTACTTCCTTACCAACAGCTACCGTTTCACCTGCAATGATTATTGCTCGTATGAAGCGGGTACTTGACCAACAGCAGGTTGACTCACAAGGTCGCTGGCTAGTGGTCGATCCAGTATTCATGGAAATTCTCGCTGATGAAGATTCTCGCTTCATGAACGCTGATTTCGGTGAATCAGGTGGGTTGCGTAATGGTCTAACCATTAACAACTTCCATGGCTTTCGTGTGTATTCCTCATCCAATCTGCCATCACTAGGCACTGGACCGGGTACTGCAGGTACGGCTAACCAGTTGACTAACTTCGGTGTTATTGTAGCTGGTCATGATTCTGCTGTAGCAACTGCTGAGCAGGTCAACAAAACTGAAACTTATCGTGACCCTGACAGCTTTGCTGACATTGTTCGTGGTATGCACCTATACGGTAGGAAGATTCTTCGCCCTGAAGCAATCGTCACTGCTCGTTATAACGCAGCATAAGGGAGGAAATAACTTATGGCTACTTTAACTGCCCTCTTAGCACCAACACGTGGTATTGGCAACCCTTCACGTAAACCTTACATGCAAGAACTTACTATTGATCTGACTGCACAGGCTATTGACTGTTCATCTGGTGATATTGTTCAGTGTATTACCATACCCGGTAACACTGTAGTCTTGTCTGCAGGTGTACAAGTTGTAGAAAGCGCAACTCAAAACTCTGGGACTGACGCAACTGTCATTCTTGGTACACAAATTGACGCTAACGAGTACGTTGCTGCATTTGACATTGATGGCGCAGCTGATCTTGCTTATGCTCCAACAGTTGCTCCTGCAGGTGTTATTGTATTGGCAACAGCTGATACATTAGACCTAACCTTTGCAGGTTCTGGTGCAACTTTCACTGCAGGTAAGCTTCGTGTATACGCAATGCTTATGGACGTAAGTGAAGTTGGTGACATGACTGCTCAAGAAGTAGATCGTGACTTACTCGCATAAAGACTAAACTTTAGGGGCTGGGAAACTGGCCCCTTTAGATTACCTTAAGGATATATAATGGCATATGATTATCTAGGCTTAGTTAATGACGTAAATAGACGGCTTAACGAGGTTGAACTTACTGCTACTAATTTTACCTCTGCAGTTGGTGAGTATGCTATGGTTAGGGACTCTATTAATGTAGCTATACGTTACATCAATCAACACGAGTTTGCCTACCCTTTTAATCACTCTACAAGCACTACTACACTTGTACCTGGAGTGACACGTTATTCAATACCTACCGATGCTAAATACGTTGACTATAATACAGCCAGATTAAAAAAAGATAGTACGATTAATTTTAATGGATTTAGTTTAGGCACTCTTCCTTATAACGAATACATAGATAACCAACATATAAATCAAGAAGATGATGTAGAGTCTACAACCATTGACGCATCTAGTGGATTATCAGCATCAGTAACAATAATACCAGTAACATCCTCAACAGGTTTTTCTTCAACAGGAACTTTGTTTATAGGTGGAGAACAGATAACGTATACTGGTATATCAGCTAATACTTTTACAGGATGTACAAGAGGTGCAAATAGTACAACAGCTGCAATTATTGCAGACGATGTTGTTGTAACACAATTTACAGGAGTTGGATCTCCTAGATTTATTGTTCGTACATTAGATAACAATTATTTATTGTACCCTTTTCCAGACAAACAATATGAATTAGCTTTTGATTATTTTACATTACCTACTGATTTAGCTGCTGCTACAGACGTACCTAGTTTACCTGTTCAGTTTAGATACCTCATAGTAGAAGGTGCAATGTCTACTGCATATATGTTTAGAGGAGAGACACAAGAAGCTAACCTCATGAAAAATAATTTCGAAGCAGGTATTAAACAAATGCGGAGTCTCTATATTAATAAATATGAATACATACGTTCTACTGTTACTTCGGGTAGTACTACTGGCGCATTCGCTTCACAAAGCAGAGTAATTTAATATATGCCTACTAACAGAGAATCATTTCCTGTAGAGTTTAAGGGTGGCTTAGTTACAAACTTAAGTCCTCTTCAACAAGGTATTAACATGCCTGGATCTGCTGCAACCTTAAAGAACTTTGAGCCATCTATTACAGGTGGCTATAAGCGTATACTAGGGTTCTCTAAGTTTGAT